GATGGTAAATGAGTAGTTTTGTGTGTGAAATAGTAGTTACGCCCATGAGCGTGTTCCATTAAGTTGGGATGCGCTGGTGGGCGTTTTGTCGTATTAAAAGTGCTACCAAAATCTGGGATGAGAGAGATATATAAAGACATATTGTTTAACTAAAACCTTTATTTGTATGAAAAGATTTGTTTTCATGTGTGTTGCACTTCTGATGTGCGTAGTGAGTGTTTTCGCGGAGACTTCCGTTAGTGTAGAACCTTCCGTTCCGGAGTTCCTGACCGGATTTGCCAGCTTCACCGGGCTTGTTACGGTCGTGATTCCTGCTGTAGTAGGATTTATCGCTTCGAAGCTATCCAATCCTATGAATAAGTGGGTGACTATGTG